TGATTTTTGATAATTGCCGGGTTGTTTATGCATTTGCGTATAAATTTAGGTTATGCAATTAGTATTTTGTAGATTGTCGCAAATGTTGTACATTAGCAAACATGAATATTAACCCGATACGTGAAAAACGGGCACATGAATTAAAACAAATGCGGATTGAAAAAAATATCAGTCAAGAAAAGCTATCGGAAATATCAGGATTGCATAGAGCGACAATAGCACGTATCGAAAGTGGTAAAATAGGGTGGAATATTGATAGTGAATTGGTTTACTTTACAACCCTATTTGAGTATCGGGATGCCTGATTCCGAAAGGATAGGCACATACGCCACTACGCACCTACAATTTGCTACCTCTCCAACAGGCAAGCTAACATCGCCAGGGTACATGGCCTCATAGCCTCCTACAATAAAGAAATCATCACTGGCAACCTGCTGTCCTGATGCATCAATATGGTCAGGTCGTGTGTTAGCATCCAATACAGCAAGCCATGTTTTAGCCGTTAAATAGTCGGCTGATTCATTCCCCAAACTTGCGCCGTAATTAGCTGCGGTAGTTGATTCGGTACGAGCTATCAACATAGCCCTTACACGGTTAAAATCAGGATCAGCTAAAGCATCTTCAATATAGGTTGCAGTTTCGCTTGTGGTCAATCCTTGTTCGTTTGCCTCATCTAATAATTTTTGTATCTGAGCTTTGGTAGTATCGGTAACACCCTGTATACGCTCTGCTGACTGCGTGTTGTAGAATAACGACATTAATTTACGCCAGTACTCGCTAAAAAAGCCGGGTGTATCTGTTGCGGCCTTTCGCTTTCCGGCGCGTTGTATACTGGCATAGGAAAACTGCGCACCGCGTACACCAGCTTTTTGATAGGCTGTATTATACGCAACTTGCATAGGCTGTTTAGATACCAATACGCTTAGATGGCTTGACAGGTCGGCAAACGGATGGGTTTTAACAAAGTCCCGAACCGGGTTAGTTTGCGCTGTTAACGCAGCTTTAAATATTGGGTATAACTGCTGTTCGATGTTATGATGCAGTCGTTTCCAGTCCCGCACATACTGCTCTGAATTAAAACGAACGGTGCTTATTTCAGCTATCATAACTTACCTGGTGCAGCCATTCCAGCGGCTTGTGTGAATTGCGCATCAGTTACGGAAAGGTCATCGATCAGCATCATGTTATTTGGCACAAGTACCTTATCCATGTTCGGCTCCGTAGATGTCTCAAAGCCCATACCTTGCAGCTTTTGATTAGCAGTTGTCCACCATGCAGTATTAAACCATGTAGCTACCTTTGTCATATCGTCCTGCATATCAGGTAGTGTAGTGGGATCGATCTGAATAACGTAGGTTTTACCGTTTGTGTTATACGGTGGGCAAATATCACGGGTTAGCTTATCGCTAATCATATTTGCCAATGGAATGATGACGTTATAGATAAACTGCTTCATATGTGCCGATACATTATTGTCGGTACTGGCGCTCATGTCATTTAATAATGTAATTGGTATGTGATAGGCATTGGCTATATCCTTGCGGTCAAAGTTTAACGACTCCAATAGCATCATATCCGCTACGGCCAAACCTATCTGCTGAAATTCAATCGGCGTACCTGAAGCAAATAACCTGTCAACTACATCGCCGCCCGAATAGCGGTTTTTCTTCATTAACTGATCCTTGAAGTCCTGTCCCTGGTCGGCAGTCCATTTCGTATTGCCATCTTTAGGAGACACTATTCCAAGTGGCCCACCATTAACAACCTGCTTATTACCCTCAATCCTTGTGTCCTTATTTTTCTGCAAGGTCATGCGGTACGCCATTAGCGGAGATTGTCCATAGAGCTGTGAACCGTAGTTATTATAATTTGGATTGAATGATTTAAGATGAGATACCGATGTCGCCTCGAAATCAAACATATCAGAACCAAAGAAACGTTGATTAATGACACGGTATCCTTTTACTGGTTGCATTGGGCCACCTGATATGATCTGCATGAACTGTGCCGGCAATACGTACATTTCACCCCATTTTCTGTTAGCCGGGTTGATACCGTTGTAATAGTTGTATGAATTTCCAGTAAGTAAGTAAAACCCGGCATAATTACGCAACCAGTCACCCCATGATTGTAGCTTATTTGGGGTCATCAATAAATCTGATATAGGCGGAAAGTAGGTTTCTTTCATTGCCTTTAACTCAATGGCTCTGGCTTTTATCCTTGCCTCTGCGGTATCGGACTGTAATAAATTACGGTATTTCTGAACTTGAGATGTTTTATCCTTACTGACTTCATAGACATTGACACCACATTGGCAAAGTTTAGTTAATATCAAATCCACACACGTAAATACGTCAGCGTTCATTTGATAACCGGCCTGTATATATGTGAATGTGTTATCGGCAAGCTGGACTGGCTGCCCGTTATTCAGCCATCCGTATAGTGTAGTTTGATAACCTGATAATTGTGTAAGTGCGGTTTCAAGTTGCCCGTTTAGCTGTTTCTTTTCTTCTTCGACACGTAGGATGTCTTTCTTTGTCGCAAGTCCAAATATATCAGCTAAACTCATTTCTTTATATTTCCCGTAAATATAATTTGTAAATATCGTATTAGCAAATTACCAACTCCAACTCTCAACGGTGCCTAATACTAATTCAGTGGCACCCCATACCAATGCATCGATCCTGTTTGGTGACTTTTCACCAACCTTTGCGCTCCAGCTTGTCATTTCCAATTCCAATTCGGGCAATTCGCCGACGTGGTGCGCTTTGCCTTGTTCGTATAATGCAGCCACTGGTTCGGCGCGGGTTAATTTATCGCGAGTGGCGTGTACTGACTTGTATGATACATTCTCATCCACCTGCCTGATAACAGCTTCTATCAGGTCTCCACCATTGTTTACCTCGCCTATTATCCGGTCGGCTTTATACTTACGGTACAATAATACTGCTTTTTTCGCCAATTCAGCCGGTGTATAAATATCGCTTTGATCCTCCAGCACATAGAGATGTCCGTCAAAACCTTCTGCGGTTACAACTATGCCAGTTTCGTCGGATGTATCTTTGCTGGTTACAGCCGGGTCTATTGATATGACTATGCGCCGGTAAACAGGGCCTTTACTTTCCAAACTCCATGCACCTGAAAATGGTACACGGTTATTATTGATGAGTTCATCAGTCCATAACGCACCCTCTGTTTCTTCAGCAAACTCACCTTTTAAAAACCGCTTCTTTTTTCGTGCAGGTAAACTATCAAGCAACTGCATGTAATCAGGGCTAATATTTTCCAAGTTATCAACCGGGTTCATGTGCAACGTGCCGTATTGGTCTACATGAGATAGCGATATATTCGTTTCAGGTTCAACACCCTGTATGAATACTTTGTATGACCAATGTTTTTTAGAAGGTGGGTTCTCATCAATAAATAACAAATTCCTGGCACCGGGTATCATTTGCGCCAACCTGGTTAATAGTGTCGTATACGCCTCGTAGCTTATTTGGCTGGCCTCATTAACGAATATGGTTAAAAACTCCATACCCAATATTTTTTCGGCACGTTCCTTATCATCCAATCCGCCTATCCATATTTCAGATCCATTCGGTAGCGTGATATAGTAATCTGAATTATTCCATTTTACGATCAACTGCGGGAAACATAGTTTTAATACTTTTTTTAGCGTATCCAACCATATTGAGTTTTTGACGTGGTTAAACCGGAAACGGCATATCAGGTGGCGACTGCCAGGAAAACGGCAGGCGATAACTATTTGCGCAAAAACAATAATGAATGATTTACCAGAACGCGATCCACCGTATAGTAAGAATTTTGATTTACCAGAAGTAAATAGTTTTATGGCTAATTTTTGGATTGTGGTTTTGATAAACATTATAAACCCAACTCAGCGTCATCTTTTTGTATATTGATAGCTATCGTACCCATATTATCAATTTCAGTTCGCTCAATATACCCACGTTTCTTACCCCTTGTCTTTAAGAAAAATATAACAGCTGTATCTGACGGTGGTTGTTCATAAATAACAGGTTCGCCTTTAGAGTTATAGGTTTGAACTGTGACACCGTTGATTTTTTCCATCAACTTACCTTCAACAAAATCAATAGCTGTTTCCTGTATATCTAAAACAGCATCTTTAAACTCCTGATCTGTTTCGAGCCATTTATAATAAGTTGAACGAGGTAAATCTATTGATTTACAAGCAATCGTGACTATCCCGTGAGATAATTCCAATGCTTCTAACGCTTTCTTTTTTAAAGTGTCCACTTTGTACAAAGTTAACTATATTTTCTCATCTTTTCCAAATAGGAGAATTAGGGGGTGAATAGGGCAGGTAGGGCAGGTTTGAAAATCTTAGGGCAACTCGTAGGGCAAGTATGAAAAGTTTCGTATATAGTCTCATTGGCTTGAAATGGCATTTTTAGCATTTTAGGGCAGGTAGGGCAACTCATTTTATATATTTTCGCGTATGTGAATGTGATTTTATATATTATATATTAGGTTTTTGAATTGCCCTACTTACCCCAAAATGCGTTTCCAATTAGTTATGGCACTTTTTTAGGGCAACTCGACTATAACTAAAAGTTTAATACATGCCCTAATAGGGCAACTCAACTCAGTTTAGGGCAACTCAAAATATAAAATTCCAAATACCGTTGGTTTTTTGCTCGTGGCAAACTATTTTATGAAACTCACAATATTTCATTAACATAGAATAAAATGTTCGACTGGCAATACGCGATGTTTTATACTGCTCTTTGAATTTATTATAAAAGGCAGTTCGGGTAATAGATTCGCCAGGTTGTAATAAATTCTCATCAATAAATTCTGCAAACTCCGGTGATATTTCAGCCATTAAACGTTTCTCAGGTAGATTTATTAATTCTTGAACTACTAACCCATTGTTTAAATAAAATTGACAGCACTCTATTATAAAACTATCAAAATAAAAAAATTCATTCTCATCCCATTCAATGAACATCATTTTTGAAAAGTCATCTAACGGGGTATGATTTTTATTATAAAATTGAGATATTTCCAATTCAAATCTACGGCGCTCGTGTGAGTTTCCGGCCCCTTTTATAGCATAATTTGTAGTGATCGCTATTTTTGGGGAGTCTAAAAAAGAGTAATGAATAGATTGTAACCCTTTTTTTTCAACATTTATACCGTCTGTTAAAACACTGAATAATCGCTCAAAGTCAAAGGATCTGTTTACATCCTGAAATGATAATAATTTAGTATCTGAATTAACGGCCTGATAAACAAAGTTTTTGTCGAAATTAAATGTTTTACCCTCGATTACTACAGTGTTAATAAATTGCTCAACGGCTTTAAGTAATATTCCTTTACCAGTGCCACCCTCTGGGTGATCACTTATCACCTCATCATTAAGGATTATAGCAGGGCAATAACCGGGTGATTTATAATTATGAATAAGAAAACCAATAGCGGAGCAAACTGATTGGTAGCGTTTATCATCCTGGCTGGAAATATTATAACAAAATCGTTTAAAGTCACTATCTTTTATTTCAATATCAGAGTTATAAGAACGAGGTAATATTTGACTTTCCCATATATAACCATCAAGTTCAGCATATGAATGTGTTGTGACTTTTTTACCTGTTATTTTTACGATACAGTTTTGATAATAGAATTGCATCGCATCTTTACGATCCTTTCTGAACTGAACATCTTTAGCGGGTAATGTGCGTAAAAATTCGTCTGAAAAAAACCGACTTATATTAGTTAGAAATGCTTCATAAACTCCTCGTTCCTCATGGTCATGTATGAAGTTTAAAACCTCGTCAACCAAATCCTTTTTGCCCACCTCGCACACTATATTATCCATTATTCTGATAAAAATATGCTTGCTTACGCTTGTTCTGTAAAGAAAATATCCACGGGTTATTAGAAAGGAAATGATATTAACACGATCTGCCTCGACTTTATTTTTGGGGTTTCTGTAATAGAGATCAAAATTAGGTAGATCTTTATTTTGTGCTAAATGAGCGATAGATAGTTTACTCATAGATTTTCGGTATGTAATTGTAAACGGCGTTTTAGGTCATTGATCTCGGTAAACTGAAGATGTATTTTGGTTTCTGCATCGCGTAATGATTGTTTTAAGGATATATTAGAGGTCTGAATTTTAGCCAATATATCCAGTTGGCTATCGAGTAAGCATAACCGTTTTTGGGATTTTTCAACCCGATCAGAATTGCCGTTCTTTTGTTTAAATTGGAGTAAATCGGATTGTAACTCAACATATATCCCCTGAAGTATGATTATCGCAGCGTGTACCGCCGTATCGTCATCGTATGTTAATTGATACATACCTGAAAGCCCCTTATAATGGTCGCGATCTTTCCTGGCCTCACGGGTGAGTTTATG